GCTACTTCAGCAGGACAACCCGAACAATCAAGTATGTTTGTTCAATCTGCTACAGGACAAGTAACTCCTGTAAGTATGGCTTCAGAAAAAATTATGGACATCTACCACAGCGATCTAGCTCCTTTATATACCATGAGTAAGCTAAGAAGTATTAATAGCAAACGATCAGAAGACGGTAAAGTTTTTGAGGAAGAAATAAAAGGATTTGATTTAAAGCCAGAGAACGCTGCACTAGATATGTTAGTGTCTTTGGTTTCACTTGAAAATTCTAATACTCCTGTAGATGTGAACCCAGAAACTCTTAGATATTTATTTGACAATATTAATGTAGCAGATATTCCAAATCTGCCTAAAAACTACAGAACAAATCTGCTCAATTCAATTACAAGAACAGAGTCTGTTGCAGATTGGATGGATACAGCAACTGCAAATCCTGAGTATTATTTTAAGCGAGGTTATTCTTCTTTTGATGTAGGTAACATAATGCGTATTGTGGCTATGTTAGATAAAAGCACACAAGCTAGAGTATTTGAAAGAACAAGAAGGGATATAGACGAAGAAGAAAAAAAACTAATAAGACTAGGCCGAACTAGATCACCGCAAGTTTAAGGGGTAGCATATAAATGCCGATTAAAAGAAAAACTCTTAGGACTAGCCCAGAGATTATTCAGGCTAACAGAGACAGTTATAACTCTGTTGATCTTAGTGATTACACAATAAGTCAGGAGCCTAGACTAGATCCTAATCTACAGTATTTAGAAAACAATGAAGACTTCCAAGAAGATATGGAACTCTATATGGAGTATATTGCTTCTCAGGATGATGGCTTTGTAGATCAAATACTGTCGGGGACTCTGGCGACTGATGATTGGAAAGAGTTTATGCGCGATGAAGATTGGCGCATTACTTCTGTTATAGATAGAAACCAAGCACTAAAAGATGCTCCAGAAGAAGTGAAGCAAGCTTACAAGCGCGTAAGAGAAAACTGGGAACGTGCTGATGTAGAAGGCTATGGAGAATGGGTTGAAGCCATAACAGACATGGGGCTAGATGCTGTAGGAGATCCTGTAAATTTAGCAATGCTTTTAGCTATTCCTTTTACTGGAGGAGGTTCGGCAGCTACTGCGGCTTTGGCAAAAGAAGGCGCAAAGAAATCAGCTATGCAAACAATAAGGCGAATGGCTGTTTCTCCTACTACCACTGGTGTTGTAGAAGGTGGTGTATGGGGAGGAGTAGATGATTACAATCGTCAAAATATAGAAGTTGCTACAGGAATGCGTAATGAGTTTTCTAATAGCGACTTTGCAATGAGCATAGGAGTAGGTAGTTTAGCCGGTGGTTTGTTTGGTAAGGCGTTTGGGTATTTTGGTAACTCTAAAAATGCAGCAAAAGTAGAACGTGATATTGTCCCTGACAACAAAGCTCTTGATAAGCAGACAAACAATATAGCTGCAAACGATGATGAGATTGCAGAAAAATGTTTTAGAAGGAAGTCTTCCTCAGTCTCAAGAAGTGGTAGATGCAGTATCTGAAATTGTAAATAGATTGCCTTTAAGGTCGGCTACGTTTCAAGACAACGTGCTAAACGAGACTAGGGGATTTCCTTTAGATTTTGACGTAGATGACTTTGCTGACGTAGATGAAATTGCTAAAGACTTGGCTGAGAAGTTAGGTGGTGGCGAGTACACAGCAGATGAAATTGCAGATGCTTTCCGACAATCTTTAATAGCCGCCAAGCGAGGCAATGTATCTGGAGATGAGTTGTCAGACTTTGTAACTGGTAGGATTACTAAAGGCTTAGATACTCCTGAAGAACAATTAGCTCCCACTACGCCTGATCCTTCTCCCGGTCAAGAGGTAGCAAGACCTATCCAAAATAAACTGTTATTTAAAATAGGAAGGCTGGCTAACAAACTAAACAGCACTATACTAGCTGGTAAAGCTACAGATCTTATTAGTCCCTATGCTAAGTATTCTCCTACTGCCGAAAAACTGCAAAGACTTCTTAGGTATGACTCATCTTTAAAGCTGACTGGATCTTTAACGCCTGACGAAACATTAGGCAGAGATTACTTTGAAACTTTAAAAGAAAACTACGGTACATTTGTTACTGATTTTAAACGCGCATACGATCCTATCTTGGTAGCAGCTAAGGGCGATACCCGTCAAGATATGGATGATATGGTTATCTCTGCTTTGCGGGGAGGCGTGTTACCTGATGATGCTCCTGATGCTGTAAAGGCTATTGTTCCTAAACTTAGAAAGCTATTTGATGATAGAGCTGAAGCTTTGTTTATGGAAGAGGCTCCGGCTAACTATGTTCCTAGAATGTGGAAGCGTAGTGTTATTGAATCTAGAGAAGTAGAGTTCAAGCAACTACTAATGAACGAAGGCTATAGCTCTGACGAAGCTAACGGCATCATTGATAGTATGTTGGGTAAAGTAGAAAATGTAGGTGTGATTGACTCGGCTGGTACGGGTGATACTGTTTTCTTGATGCCTAGAGTATTAGACAAGATAGCCGATGATAATGTATACGCTGATTTCCTAGAAAATGATTTAAACAAAATTGTACATGAGTATGGCATTCAGTCAGCAAGACGTATATCAAAGCTTAATGTTCTTGGTGTAAGAAATAAAAGAGACTTTCAAGAAATATGGATTCCTAGAATTGAAGAGGAGCTAAGAGAGGCAGGGCTAAAAAGAGATCCTCTAATGGAGCAGGTTGGTAAAGACATTGGAGCTGTTTATTCTTCTATAACGGGCGAGGGTGTACAAAGATATGGAACTGGTCTTCAAACAGCTTCTGATGTCTACACAATGACAACCCGAATGGCTACGTTGCCTCTTGCAACTCTCTCAAGCTTAACAGAAATATTTATTAATATATCTAAAGTAGGATTTCGTAATAGCTTCAAAGGATTTGCAGGAGCCATGAATGAAGGCTTTGATACCATTGCTGTTAAGAGTAAAAACCTCTTGTCTGATGCTGGCTTAACAGAACCTGAGATCTGGCGTGAAATGCAAGAGCTTGGTATCGCTATGGATCAGGCAGCAGGTGATGTTGCTGATAGGCTAGGTGGCGAGGCTATTGCTAACTCAGCAATCCGAAAGCTTAACAATGGATTTTTTAGAGCTAATATGCTTGATCAATGGACAAAGTTTGTTCAGATGACTTCTTACATTTCTGGTAAGAACATGATCACAGATAATATAACTGAGATAGCAGCGGCTAGAGGAAGCAAAGATAGCCGTAGAATCCTGCGTAAAAAGAAAGAATTACGTGAGCTTGGTGTTGATATAGATCAGGCAATGAATTGGTTTGACGGAGGCATGAAAGCCGACAATGCCTTTAACAAAGAAATTCAAAGAGGTGCAGGTAGATACACTAACGAGGTTATTTTAAACCCTGAAGCTGCCTCTGGCTTGAAGCCTTTGCTACATTCTAATCCCAAAACATCCGTTTTGTTTCAGTTGATGGGTTACCCTGCTGCATTTACAAATACTATTTTGAAAGGTGCTGCACGTAAGATGATTGAAGATCCAACAGGCAATGTTCCTAAGACTTTGGCTGCGGGTGTAATTATGACAGAAGTTGCTAGGTTTAATAACTGGGCAAGAAGTGGAGGAAGCAGCGAAGAAGAAGGAGAGAACCCATACGCAGCAGCTATTTTAAGATGGGGTGGTGGAGGAACATACTTAGATATGTTTCGTAGGGCGCAGTTTGCAGCAAAAGATAACTACGCTTTAGCAGTTCCTTTATCTGTTCTTGGCCCAGCAGCTCAAGATATAACACAGCTTATTCAATACAGAGGCCCTGTAGAATTTGCAGCGCGGAAGTCTCCGGGCTTTGGAGCTTTTGAGGCTGTGTTTGGTAGAGAGTTTAGAGACAACTACACCAGTGCGGCTAGAAGAATGGATAAAGTTATCCAAGATATGTTTAGTGGCGAAGATCCTAGTCGCCTTAAATTCAGAAAAGGTGGTGAAGTTCTAGTACCTAATGCGCCTGAAGAGCCTGATGAGCGCATAGATCGTATGACGGGACTGCCTTACGACCAGCAAGCCGGAGGTGCTTTTATAGACGAAGAAGAGCGTATGGGTTTTGCTTTTGGTAGTACTGTTTCTAGATATGTTAGATCTGCTTTGTCTGATGCAGTAGGTAAAATTGCAGATAAAGGAGAAAACATTCCCTTTGATAGACTGATGAAGCGTCTTCAGGTTGAAGGTGTTAGAGGTGATGAGATTGAAGCTTCTAACATTATAAATCTTGTAGATGAAAAAGACGTAGTAACTACAAGATCAGGCAATAAGGCTGTTACTCCTACAGGTTTACGAAACGCAGAAGCCCGTAGGACTGATGTGTTTAAACAGGAAGAAAGTACATATCTACAGGCCCAAGAAGAAGTAGGGGAAGTTGCTGAAGAATTAGAAAGAGAAGTAGAAGTGTCGATTGCTGAAAGCGAGAATCTAGACAGGGCAATAGACGAAGAATTTGGAGATGATTATTTTGTAGAAGATTTAGAAACATTTAATCCAGAGGCAGAAGATCCTATATGCATACACGGGTAGAATGTTAGATACGGCTTTAGATCCTGAAAAGCCTTTAAGAGAAAGAACGAATGCAATAAGTGAAGTTGAGAGAGTATTAAGAAAAAGCCCCGCAGAACTTAAAGAAATGTACAGTGAGGTTGTTCCAGAAGATGCTGAGTTAAGCACGTATAGAATTAATTATTTTTCTGATCCCAGAATTACTAGGCGCACTACATCTCTACATTGGGAAAAAGGTAGAGATTATCCTATGGATTTAGATAATTTTACCTACTGGACTAGAGGGGACGTTGCGTCTGGAGATAAGACTATAACTGGAGGAGAAGCTTCCAGAGTTTATGAGATTCAGTCAGACAGTAGAGTTGAATTAGATCCTGAAAAATTAAGTCCCTATCAAAAACTATTAAGAGAAGCTGAAAAGATAAATAATGAGTTGGGCGAAATAGAAGATGATGTTATGGATGTAGATTTGAAATTAGAGGAGTTTAACACATTTGTTTTACGCTCTGATTATGAAGGTCGTTCTACTATTTCTCCTGACGCTCCAGAAGAGGTAAAAACATTATTAACTAGAAATAATGAGTTAATGGACGCATTGGTTGATGCTAGAAAACGAGAGCGTAATATACAAGAAAAAATTACAGATGCTGAAAAAGACATGACAGCGACACAAGTTTCGGGAGAAAAAGATCAAGTTTTTAATGAAGGAACCAAAGTCCCTATAAATGTCTGGAAGAATGCGATTTATAATGAAATTGTTAAAGCTAAAGAAGAAGGTCTAGATGAAATACAATTTCTAATTGATGATAAACTGGTAGAAAGGAACGGAGAACGGGTTACTGAGTTTATGGTTAGATCTCCAGAAATTCAAAAAGCTTATCAAACTATAGTAGCCCCTTTAGTTATCAAGACTGCTAAAAAGATAGGGGCTAGGCCGGTGCGTAAAGGAAAGTATATAGCTTTTGCGTTACCTGCATCGTTTACTCTACCGCTCTATGCTCAAGAAGAAAAAGACCTATCCGCAGTAGCAACAGACCTATCTCTAGGCATGGAACTAGATGAGGCTCTTGTTGTTAATAGGGATAGCTTTGCAGAAGGTGGGCTACTTGAAAGGGCTATTAAGTTTGCGCTAGGAAGAGGTGCTAAAGCCTTGGGTTTTGGTGAAGAGCAGCAGCGTCAGCACGAGAAAGAAGTAGTAGCTCTTGTTAATCAGGCAGCCGAGAAAGGCTTCATCCCTGAACGATCTCGTATACCTACAGATGAAGCAGGGTTTGGAAAGTTCAGCGGTGCAGATGAAGAAGTCTTCAATGCTTTCAATCATGCCTACTTAGTTTACAAGCATGGCTCTAAGCTTAAAGACCCTTTGCTTCAAGGTAAAGAATATCTTCAAATGACATATTATCCCAATCCAGATACCGAAAAAGTTGATTTAATTAATAATGCTTTTGGTTCTAACTTGAGGAATATAGCTGGAGATGATGAAGACGCAAAGCGAAAGATAGTTTTGGGCTACTACAATACTCAAAGGAAGCTGGCAGAAGGAAAGCCTCTTGTATACGGAGAGGATCTTATATTTAATATAAATGATCTGAGAACATGGAGCCTCGTAGTGCTAGATTTAGACCGAGGTAGCCATGCACCGTTTAATTCTGATTGCTCTTTTACTTTCTTCTTGCTCAACAGCAACCTACGACTTTCCCATAGACTTTCCTAACAGGATGCCTGAGGGACTGTTTCAAAACAACCTCAGAGACTGTAGGTCACAGCCTCAATGCTCTGCGGATCAACTATTTGATAGGTGGTAATATGAGAAAAACTTTGTTAGCTGCTTGTATAGGACTAGCTACAGCGGCTCAAGCCGATGATACATATGTTGATACTGTAGCAAGTATTATAAATAACAATTGTGTCGTTTGTCATAGAGAGGGCGGTATAGGCCCTATGTCTTTTGAGACTTATGAGCAGGTCAGACCTTGGTCACCTCTCATCTCATACAAAGTAGCTAACAGAGAAATGCCTCCCTATGCCTATGATCAACATATAGGTATTCAGAACCTTGAAGGGGATTGGAGACTATCACAGGATCAGATAGATTCTATTGTTAACTGGACAAACTCTGGATCGCCTTATGGTGATTCTGACATAGTTGCACAGCCTCCAAGCCTACCAAGTCTAGACTCTTGGAACTTTGAGCCTGAGTTTGGTGCGCCAGATCTTATTATTCCTTCATCACCCTATGACATCCCTGCCAATGGCAATGACCTATGGAGCAAAGAGTTCGTAGACCCTCAACTAGCTGAGTCACGCTGCATCAAAGCCGTACAGGTTAAGCCCAGAGGTGATGCAGCCGCTGTAGTACATCACGCTAATTCAGATGTATATGTATATGATGATGAAGGTGAACTACAACAGTATGGCCAGTTGACTGAGTATGCTATGGGCAAGTGGGGAGAGCTTATGCCACAGGGCGTATGCCGTACATTTCCTGCTAACTCTTTAGTGCGTTGGGATATTCATATGTTTCCCGGTGGCGTAGGAGCCACAGCAGAAGGAGATATGATTGAAGATAATGTTGTAGAGATTGGTCTTTGGTTTCATGAAAAAGACTACGAAGCTAACAACGATGTCTATCAACAAGACCTAAGGCTGTATCCTCTCCGCGAAGGCTATGAAAATGGTCATCTAATCATTCCTCCTAATGGCTATGCTATGACACAGGGCTTTCACAGCTTTGATCACCCTGTACGTATTGATAGTTTCCAGCCTCACGGACACCTCCGCATGAATGCTGCGTCACTAGAGATATTTAATCCTATGACAGGACGCACCAAGTCAGTAAGTCAGATCTCTAACTGGAGTGCCACATGGCATCACAGCCACATCTACGACCCCTCAGAGGCTCCTGTGTTGGCTGCTGGAGAGGTTTTAGTAATCAAGCAGTGGTATGATAATACCTCTGACAATCCCAACAACCCTGACCCAGATCAGTGGGTGTATGGTGGCAGCAGGACAGGAGATGAAATGTCTCACGCTTGGATTGCTGTTACTCACCTAGACGATCAAGGTTACCAGAAACTAATGGAAGAAAGATTTAATGGGGCTGATTGATTTACTTATAAAACACGAAGGCTTGAAGCTTGAGCCTTATCGTTGCACTTCAGATAAACTAACCATAGGCGTAGGCAGAAATCTAGAAGACTGTGGAATCACTGAAGAGGAGGCTATGTATCTTCTCAAGAATGATATCAAGAAATTTCATGAAGAACTAACCGAAAGGTTTTATTTCTACAGTTATCTAGATGGGGCTAGGAAGGATGCCATGCTAAATATGGCATTTAATATGGGAGTGCCAAGGCTTGCTAACTTTGTAAAAGCTCTAGACTTTATGTCTCAGAATAAGTACGACAAAGCAGCAGATGAGTTTTTAGACTCACGATGGGCCAAGCAGGTAGGCAACAGAGCCATAGAAGTTGCCCAGATGATACGCACTAACAAATACCCCGACTAAATTATAGTTGAAGTAACTGCTTGCATTTCTTTTTCTAAAGATATCGAAGCATCCTTAAATCGTCTGTTCATAAACTTATGAATAGTCTGGATTAGGGATGCTTCATACTTATCCTCAAAGATCTTTTCTATCTCTTCAAAGGGCAGCTCAGCAAACTCACAGTAGATGTTACCGTCAGTTCCTAGCTGAACTGCCATAGAAATAATATTTCCTGTCTTCACGAGAAAGTAATTCCTTCTTGATTCCCTCGGAGTCCGGCTTTCATATAGGCGGTTGCTCTACCTTCAAAGAAGTTCTGGTGTTCAACACCCAGCACATCATCAAGCCAATCCAAGGGGTTGTCCTTTACATTGTAATTAGGCTTCAGACCAAGCTGAAGCAGCCTACGATCTGCAATGTATTCAACATAGTCTGACATCTCTTTGCGTGTAAGGCCGGGGATGTCTCCCATCTCAAATACCAGATCCAAAAACTTTTGTTCTAGGTTTACCATATCCCTGCATGACTGATAGATTTCTTTCTTGAACTCATCAGTCCATATATCAATGTTTTCTTGTATAAACTCTCGGAAGAGCTTGGTCATAGCTTCAACGTGTAGAGATTCATCCTTGATGCTGTAGCTTACAATCTGGCCCATGCCCTTCATCTTACCAAAGCGTGGGAAGTTAAGAAGTATTACAAAGCTTGAAAACAACTGTAGCCCTTCTGTAAAAGCACTATAGACCGCTAGGTTCTTGGCGATAGACTTCTTGTCTGTCTTAGAAATCTTCAGGTCATTGATATATTCATGCTTGTCTGACATCTCTTCATATTCTGAAAAAGCTTTGTACTCAACCTCTGGCATACCTACAGTGTCTAATAACAAGCTATAGGCGTGTTGATGTATAGACTCCATATTGGCGAAAGATCCCATCATCATACGAGCCTCAGGCTTCTTGAAGATACGCATATACCTATCTATATATCCTGCGCCTACATCTACATCTGACTGTGTAAAGAGTCTAAAGATCTGAGTCAGTAGATTCTTTTCTTGCTCTGTCATATCCTGCCAATCTTTTACATCGTTATGGAGTGGCACATCTTCAGGGAACCAGTGCATCTGATTCTGTTGGAAGTAGTAATCAAACATCCAAGGGTGATCAAAAGGTTTGTAGTAGTCGCGTGTTGATAATAAACTCACTTTTTCTCCTTAGGTTTTTCTATTCGTAGCTGACAGAAAGGACACTGCCACGCCTCATGGTAAATCGTTTTTGTTTCATCGTTATCGTCATAAAATAATATCTCAACCATCTTACAACCACAGTCGTCACATTGTTTGTATGACATCGTATTTGTACATATTAGTTATCATACCCGCAGGAATAACAATTGGTGTGTTGACTACTGATTTATCTTTGTCGTAGTAGTCAGTACATAATATAACGCACTTATCATTCTCAGTAACTAACCAACCCACAGTAGTCCTTGGTATTGGTTTAAGTTTCTTGGCCCTCTTTAAATCTACATCTTGGAAGTCTGTCCAAGCATCCTCCCATTTAACTTCTACAAGTATTCTATCCTTCACAGCTCAAGCACTCCCCTTAAGACAAGTTGATGCGCGGAATCTTAATGTTTACATTCTCAGCAGATCTTGCAGCGTCTGACCTGAGATAATACATAGACTTAGATTCTTAGCACCCGCCCAGTGTACATCATTAACATACTGTAGATAGGCATTGTGTGTCTCTTGGTCAGCAGTAGCCTTAGGAGGCACAAAGAATAGATTAACACTCTGGCTCTGACAGATATACTTCTGCCTGTTGACTGCATGTTCAACAATCCAAATTTGATTGATCTCAGGAGCTGTCTTGAATATTTCCCTAATCTCTTCAGACAGTTCTTCTATATGTTGAACAGAGCCATCATGGGCTGCAATATCTTTCCAAACCTTTTCACGTTCCTCTTTGGTAGGAAATACAGTTTTGAGTTCTTTCTCTAAGAATTTGTTCTTGACCCTGAAAGAACCTGAAAGAGTTTTATGTGTAAATGTGTTGGCCCTGAAAGGTTCAATAGATGGGCTAGTAACGCCGCAGATGATAGAGCTAGAGGCGTTAGGAGCTACAGCCATAAGGTGAGCATTCCTTCTACCACTGCCTATCATATCAGGAGCTTCACCACGCTCCTCAGCTAGTATACGTGAAGCAGCAGAAGCCCGATCTTTGATTAGAGAGAAAGATTTATGATTGAAAGAAGTAGCATACATGCTCTCAAAAGGTATACCTTTAGACTGTAGATAGCTATGAAAGCCCATAGCTCCTAGACCCAGAGATCTTTCACGATAAGCTGAGTAAGCAGCCTTAGAGTATCCAATCTTTACAGGGTCACAGCAGCTCTGAAACTCTTCAAAGCTTAGAGGTTTGTTTATCATGTACTCATTATTTGTAGGCCATTCTCCTACAGCATGATTTATAAAGTGTTGGATTACATTATCTAGCATTGTAATTAGGTCAGGTATAAATGTATCTACCGTAGACCAATCATCAAAGTATTCTAAATTAACACTAGACAAACAACAGACAGCAGTCCGTTCTTCGTTAGTAGCCAGCGTTATCTCAGAACATAAGTTGCTCTGCTTGATATCAAGTCCTAAAAGCTTCTGTTCATCTGGTAGATATTCATTACATCTATCTATGTTTACTATATAAGGCTCGCCTGTTTCTGCCCTAGTAGATATAAGCTGCCACCAAAGATCCCTAGCGGATACAGTCTTAATGGCTGTGTTAGTCTTGGGATCTATAAGTCTCCAATCGTCATCACGCTTAACTGCCTCCAGAAAGGATCGTTAATATTGACACCATTGTGTAAGTTTAAACATTTCCTATTTATATCGCCGCCTGTTGTCTTACGCATTGATATAAACTCTTCAATCTCTGGATGAGAGATATCCATATAGGCAGCATAGCTTCCTCTGCGGGTAATACCCTGATTGAAAGCTAGCATCTGACTATCAACTACGTGCATGAATGGGATAGAACCAGTAGATTTACTGCCGTTAGAAGTATCCACGCCATTACTACGGATATCACCCCAGTATCCACCGATGCCTCCACCTCCACTAGCAAGCCATACGTTCTCATCATAATGAGCAGATAGACCATGACGGGAGTCAGGAACATAATTAAGAAAGCAACTGATAGGAAGGCCACGGCTTGTACCCCCGTTACTAAGGATAGGAGTGCTAAACATAAACCAAAGTAGGCTACTATAGTCATAAAGCCGTTGTGCCAAAGCATAGTCAGTAGTTTCATTATAAGTTGCTCCAAATATAGCTGCTCTTGCGAAAGCTTCTTGAGCATGATCTTCATCAGCCCAGAAGTATCTGTCTTTTAAAGTAGCGATTGCAAAATCACCAAGTAGAGACTCTCTAGAATAATCTATCTTGATTCCCTTGTAGTCTTGTACGCCAATTTTAGTTGTCATTCTAATGATCCTTTAAATGATCTAGGTAAGGTTCCTCTTTTACCTTACATCCAGTTTTTTCTATGTACTTAATAAGTCTATCTTCGTACCATCGTGCTTTATATAAATCTTCTATGCCATTCTTATAGCGAAAACGCCACCTGTACTTCAGGCTGTTGCCACGTAAGTAGCCTACAAACTCTTCTGCTGTAAGCATACTCTCAATGGCTTCAATACATTCCACACCACCTTTGTTGTAGTGAGGCGGGTTGTTTACATTATCAGTCAAAATCTCTGCTCCTTCCTATTTCTTTGCCTTCAAATTTACAGCTAATTCCACCATCAGGACAATATGAATCATCATCTTCTAGAGACAATTTCATAGGTACAATCATCTCATTTTTAGTTAAAACTAAACTTCTTCCCGACACCAAATAAAAACATTCAAAAAATATATCTATGAATTGATCTTGCATGTTATATGGCCGCCAAGATTCCTTCTTTTTTTGTTGATAAGTTTTAGTATCAGCTATATATCTATAAAATATAATTGGAGACTTACCATTCTCTAGTCTAAATATAAAACGGCCCGGTATATTTTTAGTGTTTAAATTCGTAATAGCATCTACAATTTTTATTGGTGCTTTCATTCTTGCTCCTTATCTATATCAAAGTATTCTTCTTTGAACCTCTCGCTTTCTCTGTATTCTTTGTCTATCCAATCATCAGGAATACTTTCTTCGCTGTACCACTTGAAGCCATTAGCTCCGGCCCACTCACCATGACTTCTCTTGGTTCCATCCTTACGGCGTTTGGCCTGAGGCATTGGAGCATTGGGATCAGCAAAAAGAAACACTAGCTCCATGTTAGGAGGTAGCATTTTCTTTATCCAAATGTACTTGCTGTATTCTGAATAATCCCAGAAACGGCCTTTAGATTCAATGAGATAAGTCTTGCGTCCTATCTTCTTACTAAAGTCTGGGTGATATACATGATTAACTACATAAGGAATCTTTCTGTCATGATGCTTCCACCCCTTCAGGAGGCCATGATGCAGATTGTATTCCCATATAGAGTCATAGTTGGTAGGTACATTCTTCTCTACAGGACGCTGTACTCTACGTTTTCTATAACCCTTCCTGACCTTTGATTTTTTAAATGTAATGTACTCTCAAGTCTAAAAGCTAATTCGTAGTCTGCAAGATCACAGATTCTTTCAATCACAGAGTCTGGGACTTCAGAGATGTCAGCATTCTTAGACAACAAGAAAGCACTAGTAGCAACAATCAAATGTGCTAGGTCAACACTATCCAGATTTTCTACCATTTATATTATCCACGCCAGATGCTTTGACCTGCTTGATGAACCACCTATAGGTATTCGGCATTAAACGCATCTGTCCTTCGTTCATGATATGAGTTTGCTTAGGCATAAGACCCATGAAGTTATCTTTGGTTATCTTCTCTGTCTCTTCTTTACTGACTAGGGTTTTGAGCCAGCCAAAAGCTAGGTCTTTAGCAAGCCGCCTAGCCAGTTTACTTTTTCTACCGTTCATAGTATCTCTTCTACGTTAGGCTCTTTGACTACCTTGGTGAAATAGGTAACCCCTTTGGCATATCTAAAACCTCTAAGACCTGTCCCATCGTTAGCGTCAGCATGACATACAAACTTATGGGGACAGTAAGAGCAACCCCGATTTAGTTTCATGTTGCCTTTAGCTCCCTCTGGTACATCATCATAACACTTTGCAGGAGGTTCATCAGCTTTTAAAGATTTCTTGAGAGAGCTTATACGCTTCTTTGTATCTATCTTATCAAAATCATCAGGAGCATAGAAAGCCAGTTCACCTGTCTCCTTGTTGATTGTAAGGAACCCGCCATGCTTAGTGCCTTCAGCCTGTTCGTACCCAGATATCTGAGCTATATAACCAAAAGGATCATCGTCTGGCAGAGTACCATATTTAAATTTCTTAAAGGCGTAGGATGATGCGGTCTTAACATCTACAACCTCGCCATCTATCTTACAGTCTATGTGTCCTTTGACACCGCCAACCTCTACTTCTTTCTGCTCATCTGTTACATCGTGGCCTGACAGCCTAGCTAACATAAGAACTACTTCTTCAAGGATGTGTCCATAGAGAAACTTGATCATCGTACTAGGGGCAACAGAAGAATTATTCTCTTCCCTGTTGTCATACCAAAGCTGACGGGCAGGTTTACCTACGTTAGACATACGCAGAGTAAAGTTAGAGTCTCTGGCCGTAGGCTTGGCCCAGTGACGTAATATGTTTTTCATATCATCGCCAAACTTATCTATCTCTTCTTCAGATAGATCCAGAGGCTCTCCATCACAGAGAGGTTTCAGATTCTCGTATATATCTTCTACTATATTCTGTGGTGATTTCATTTTCTGTGCCTGACAAAACGACACTTACGTGTCTCTGAGTTGTAGTGTAAATACTGTACGCCTAGTTCTTTTTGTAATTCTGTTTTTGCTGATAGCCTTCCATCCTTGTAAGACTTAACATCTATCAGCGTTATCTTTCCTTCGGGAGAGAGAGCAACAATGTCAACTGGGCCTGTGCAGCCACAGTTTTTAAAGACATGATAGCCGTTATCCCACAACCAAGTGATAGCATAATGCTCTGCTAGATCACCTATTCTGTTCGGCTCATGTTTAGTCTTCATCTAAGTCTACCTCATCTTTAGATATCCGCATACCATGATACTCTGGCCACGGATCACTTTGTTTTACTTCTAAGCAATATTTAAAGCTTCCTGATGCAATTTTATCTGGTACATAAACACCATCAGAAACATACATATTTCCCCATAAAGTAAATCTCTCAGTGTGTTTCACTCCAGTTGTCTCCTATTTTATATTCTCCATCTAGAGGACAGTTGAGTCCAAGGTCTATACCTGCTTGTATAATAGACTCAACACCTGCCTTACCTACTTCTTCTGCGTACTGCTCTGGTACTTCTACCTGCCATTCATCATGAACATTACCAACAACAACAGCACCGTACTTCTGTATCTTCTCATGAAACAGAATCAATCCCTGTTTCATAACGATAGCACCGCCTCCTTGTAACAGAGCATTCAGTGCGCTGTGCTGTGATCTAACTTTAATCTTGCGTCCATCTAATCCTTTGAGGAATCCTTTGTATGCAGCTCTTGATACTTTAGCGATAAGAGTTCTAAATGATGGGAGATTATTAAGGAAAGTGTCTCTAAGTCGTTTGCCGTCTTTCTTGCTTCCTCCAACCACTGTCCCAATCTTTTCATCTCCTGCTCCGTATATGAGTGCATAGATGAATGTCTTTGCCTGATTTCTTGATTCAAGACCTGCAAGTCGTTGGTTAGCTGTGTGTATGTCTCCATTGAGAATTTCATCTATAAATCCTTCATCATTCATGTAGTGAGCCAACATCCTCAACTCAAGGCCACTGGCATCAATACCTACTAGCTTGTGTTTAGGAGGAACTACCCAACAGGCCCTACATTCCTCACCATAAGGAGCGGAACAGTTAGGAACTTGAGCCATGTTGGGGTTCCTGTGAGTCATTCTACCAGTAACAGTACCATTATGGTTAACAAATCCATGCACTCTGCCATCCTTACCTAGCTCCTTGAACCATGAATTTATCTGAGATATCCGTTTCTGTAACATAAGATATCTACCTATCAACGCTGCCTCTGGTATATTTTTTACGTTAGATAATATCTTTTCATCAACCATTGGCTGACCAGTAGGAGTAAACTTCTTAGGCTTCCAACCAAACTCCTGTAGATATTCTCCTATCTGTTTACGTGAGCCTAGATTAAACTCTATTCTCTTCTCACGTATGATAGATCCTTTACGACATATTTCTTTGTAGTCATCTGGGGTAAGCCTTACGCCTTTACCCTGTAAGGTTTCACCCATCTTAGATACCTTACCTGTCTTGGTCTGACGTTTAAATATTTCTATTCTTTCTACCTTAGGTTTGAATCGCTTCTTAACTTCAGCAGTCACCAGCTCCACCTCTTCGGTTAGCTCTGACAGCAAAAGGGAGGCGGCTCTCTGATCAAACAAGAAACCATGTTCTTCCTGTTCTTTAAGGATGTTAGCTACTTTGTTCTCTATATCTATAGACTGCTTAGAGAAACCCGCAGCTTCCTTACGTAATTCAAAATAAACTTTCTTATTAAGAATAACATCACTGGTACATCTGGCCATCATCTCAGGGCTATAGGCTGTAAAATCATCGTAGCCACTCTTAGAGAAACCTACTGTCTCACCCCATTGCTTGAGACTATGACCGCCTTCACGTACTGGATTGAACAATCTTGAAATGATCAGAGTATCTACCAACTTCTTATCTGATAGATCTACGCCGCACATCCTGTATATCCAAGGCACATCATAGTTAATAATATTGTGACCGATAAGCTTATCAGCCTGTTGTAATAGTTTGACTCCTTCATCTATTTGGTTAGGGCCGAACTCATAAACAGTAGAACTGTCCAGATCTACAGCAGAAATACACCATATAACAGTAACATCTGTTACTCCATCTGTCTCAATATCAAAAACTAATGATTTCATAATGCTTCATCCGCATCTTCTAGCTCATCTTCGTAGTCAATTATCTCAGATAATCTACCTGTTTCTTTATCATACATCAGATGAGTTGCCATCCCCACATCTCCAGTATACCTAGACTTCAGTACTCTAACGTGGGTTGTGTTGGCCTCGTTAGGATCATCAGACTGTTGGTTGCGCTCCAAAGCTAGTACACAATCTGATAGCTGTGCAATAGACTGAGAGCCTCTGAGGTGACTGAGATTAACAGTAACACCATTCTCGTGGCCTCTGTTGCCTTCAATCCTCTTGAGGTGAGATACAAGAATCAAACCCGCATTTGTTTCTTCAACAATAGACCGGAGCTTGTGCATTATTGTATCAATAGTTCTTCGCTCATCGCCATCAGCACTAGCCGACAGTAGCATATGTAAGTGATCTACTACTACCCACTTACAATCCAAACCAACAATCATGTATCTGACCTTGGCAAAGATCTCATCAATGTCGTTAGATCCAAAGTGCGAGTGAATCCAAACACGATCATTACCAAAGAGATTAGCTAACATAGTATCTAGCTGCTCCTTAGGATATTCTTTTCTGATGTGATCAATGTATAGTCTGGCGTTAGCCTCAATGGATACCAGACAGTCAGCAGTTTTATAGTAATCCTCCTCAAGAGCTATGATACCTACATTGTCCTGAGTGTTCTTTATAAGCCAGTGTTCTAGTTCTCTGGTGATACTAGACTTCCCTAGACCAGTGCCACCTGTCACAGTAACAAGCTCTCCGGTTCTGAGTCCATAAAGCTTTTCGTTCAGACCATGCCAAGGATAAGGGATAGATTCTTTTTCAGGGCGATCATGATATTTAGATAAAATATCTTTAGCACTCATGATGCCGGAGGGAGTATAAGTCTTAGAAGCCCACCAAGCTATAGTGTATGCTTTATGATTACCGCTACGCAGCATATCATTAGCATCTTTAAACTCTTCGGGTAGGCTCAAGATCAAGGCTTTGCCGGGGGTAAATAACCTAGCAGCCTTTCTTGCAGCTTCTCTGCCCGAAGTATCGCTATCAAAGTTGATAACAATCTTCTCAAACTTCTCCAAGAACTCTAAAGATGATTTGATATCTCTGACTGCACCAGCAGCACCGTTCTTCAGAGAAACTACAGGCCATTTAGATCCTAGAAGTTCATAAGCTGCCATAGCATCACACTCACCCTCAGTGATAGTGATGTACTTGCCCCCTTCTTGAAACAGTTGTTGGCCAAACAAACCAGTGCCGGTAGAAGAACCTTGCCAAAAGAATGTCTTGTTTGTATCTCTGAGCTTGAAAGCACCTATCTCATTGACGTTGTAGTAGGGATAGATATGAGTATCTACATCGCCTTTGGAGTTAAGGATAGATTTAACGCCATACTTCTTCGCGGTATCAAGTGAGATACTTCTATCTGTCAGGGCATTGAAGGAACCATCGGAAGTATTAACAGAGTTATTTTTATATGTCTTAAACTCTATTGGGGTTGGTGAAATACTGTTGTCGTGATTAGGAATTAACTTATCACAACTGAAACAGTACATTGATCCATCTTCATTTAAAGATGCTGGATCACTCCCGCCACATTCAGGGCAGGGTAAATGTGTTTTAACGAATGCCATTTTTGCTCCTTAAAAAAATGGGGAGCCGAAACTCCCCTAATCAACAGCACACAACTAACTACGAACATAAGCCTCATTTTCAGGAGTGTCAGGATCATCGGGAATAAATTTACCATCTTCATCCCTAGCTCTTTCATATTTAATCTTTGTATCGTCATTACACTCAGTCCCAAGCTGTGCTTTAAACCACTCAAGCGCAGCCTTCTTGGACTCAATATCATCTGACAGAGACTTGATATCACCTATCAGCTTCTGAGCTAACACAAAGATATGTTGGTTCTGTAGTGACATCTTGGAGACATCAAAGTCTCCATCATCGGTTTTGAATACTGTCATAGCTCATCCTCAAGGGAATCTTCTACATCAAACTCATCACCAACCCCACCACTGGAGTACGGAACCAGATCAAGAACCTGCATAGCTAGAAACTCAAGACCTTGGTAAGTCTTACCACCTCTATCCATCTCCCATTCACGATACTGAACCTTGACCTTTGAGCCGTTACCAACTTCGGAATCAATCTCATTCTTCATTCGATCATAGAGTTTAGGAGGTTCTCTAGTTCCCTTTGGCCCACCATTCACCTTTCTTTTGATGATAATAGCAGGGCCTTCATCCATGTCTTTGACCTTGAATCCACGGCGTTTGAAATCCGCAGCAGTGCCATCGTCAACCACAAGATTAACACTATACACTGGTTCATAAGTTGTATTAGGGCGTTTAACACTAGCCCAGTAAGCAGTACCTTCTACTATAGCCATTTATAGCTCCTCTTTAGCTTTATTGTAAAAATATCTGTGACCTGCCCAGAACAAAAAGGAAAGTATCACGTTCTCAATAGTGGATGGTAGCACACCTGTTCGGCTTTGTAAATCCACTAGCTCAATCACCTCTACCAACAACAGAATAGCAAAGGTATAGAACCCTAGTATAAATAAACCTCCACCCAACATCAAGGACTTGGCTTTCATTGAGCCTTTCATTGTGGCATCCTTCAGCGTTGTGAAGTAATCTTTGATTTCTGAAAAGGGATCAAGATTATCTGTACTCATTTAGTGTCTCCAATGATTATAAATTTTCCAATATCAATAGTTAGTAATGGCTCTACATCCTGCCAATCGTTGCGATCATAACGGCCTCCGATATTAATGTCAATATTATCATCCTCAATATCATCAAGACAGATATACCCGCTAGTATCTGACCATCTAACACAGAGGTAAGTATGTATATTTAAAGATCTATAAATCTCTTTAGCTTTTAAAAATTTAGATAAAGATATTATATAAGTAGGATAAGTATTATGTTTACATCTACGTTCTTTTAGTTCTAAAAAGAACTTAGGCTTATAGTTTCTAAGATCTAAAGCTATGAAGTCTAATCCATATTGGATAGGTAACTTTTTTAAATTAACTTTAAAATATTTCTCTAAGTCTTTAGCAAAGTGTTTCTCAGCAGCTAAAGACTGTTTATTTTCGTATAGTTTTCTAGGCATAGAGTTTCTCCCAGTTACGGGGTTTACGTTTCTTACCATCAGCCAAGGCCCTGTAGAAAGCATCGGAACTTGCAGCCTTCCAATACATATTCTTTAGTATCTCTCGGCCCTGCTTGATTCGTATTTTTTTCTTGTAATAACCACCATGTACAGGTTTAACATGAATAAACTTACTGCCTATACTTATTTCACAGAGCCTCCAACCCTCATAGTAATACCAAGTTGTTACTTTATTACCCATCTTTGGAGAAAGTAAAAAGTCTTTTAAGTCTAGATGTTCCTGCATTGTTGCGCTCCTTAGTGTGTACTTTGTGCCACATATCAAAATACTTTTTATTCATAACAAAGTCATCGTATTCTTTATTACTAAATACTGGTACTCTATGAAGTAACTCGTGCTGAGTATAATTACTAGCCATTAAACCACTCCGGTATAGGTCTGTTAGTCCATTTAGCAAAGTGTTTCGTATGGTAATAGTCTCGGTAACACTCAATGTTACAATCCGAAACCTTATTCTCATCGGGCATTGCTAAAGTTGGAGGCGTGAATGCTCCTATCTCTATGTTATCTGGCGGTTCATGCAGAAGATCTTTAATCTCTGAACATTTATGAACTTTGTCGTATCTATAAGTATACTCATCAAGACAAGCCTCAAACAAATCATCTAACCAAACATAGTTACTAATATTTTCACGACACCAAACAGCCGAAGGATGATTGATATGTGTAGCTTGATACAGTTTAGATCTCGGCCCATCAAGGTGAAATCGGTTTACCATACGGCCAGAGCGTCTTGATGGTTCGTAATACTGATCACCATCAAGCATTCTGTGAGCCGTAGATAATAACTGAGCATACTCAAGTATCATCTTGACTACGTGTTTGTCACAATGCTGCTTGGCACACTCCTTAGGATTCTGATCTAGATAGAATATATTCATACCGGATGGCCCTCATCAGCAGTTACCCATTGCTCTGTGTCTTTGTCATAAACAACATTAAGAACATCTAATATTGTAGTCATAGCTTCCTCCATATCATTAACATACATATGATCAAAGAGATCATCTAAGGCTTGACCAAGAGTCATAGGCTTTACAAACTTACTTATAATTTTATTAGATTCTGTGTGGTCTGGTGCTTTCATGGCTTGCT